CCATGGAAGAAAATTTCAAGTATCATATACCTGAAGATATTCCAGCAAATGAAAGAACCGCCTTCCATGGCGCAGCCGCTGCAGCCGCAAAAGCCGGTAAGAAAAATTTCAACTTTGGTGGAAAGACTCATCCGGTGACTATGAAAAAAGACACTGCAACTAAAATTGCAGATCAAAAAGAAGCAACCAAACTCGACGAGATTGATGGTACACTCGCACCAAAAGGAAAAGATGGTAAGAGAGTTAAGAAAGCCGGTCATCGAATCGTTTATAAACCTGGGACAGGTTATATTTACAGAAAAGGCGAAACTGCACCACCTGTAAGACCTGCAGATATCGGTAGACACTCAAGTCAAGGCGGTGGATTTATCGGTAGAAGAAATGAGGAAACAATGACTTTTAGAGAAAAATTAATTTCCGTACTCGAAGGCGACAGGAAAGCTCATTACAAAGGTGCTACTGAACCTGAGACTATGGACGACAAGCTTAAAGGTAAGGGAGCCAAAGATATGGCTAAACCTGCCAAAGACGCTATATCTGCTAAGCCAACTATAGACGAGCCAGAAATAGTCAAAAAGGATATGGCAAAAATGACTGCAAACGTCAAGAAATCTCCGATGAGAAAGAACGACAATGCTAAAGGCGATTCAACTATAATTGCACCGGGTACTCCAATGAAAGATCCGGCTAAGATGCAGAAAGAAGACTTCACTCAGCATCCAATGAATGGTAAGTCTATGAAAGATTTATTGGCTGCAGTTAACGAAGTGGTTCAAAAAAAAAATGAAGGGTCAATAAAAGGATCTGGTACTGATCGTAAAGCAGTATTGAAAAAAGCTTTTCGTGCTGGTGAGAAACAAGACCAATCTGCATTCACTGGTAAAAAGCCAGCAATACGAGCTCCAAAAGGAATGAAGGGTAGAATGAAGAGTGGTAAAATGGATGCTTTTTCTGCAAAACATAAAGACAAAGGCGTAGAAAAAGCTTATCAAGCTGGATTTCATGGAGATTACTCTGGCAATAAACCTGAAAAAGGTAAGGCAAGAATGAAGCCTCAAAGTAACTTTCCATTAAGTAAAGACCAAATGAAAACAAGAAAAATGATGAGAGGAAAATAATCATGGCAAAACCAATAACACCACCTAATTATCAAAAAGATGCTGTTATAACTCCAACTGGTTGGAGGCATCCAAGAACAAATGAGTTGTTAGTATCTAGAAATTTTACTGCTGAAGAGATCGACGAGTATAATGGAAATGAGACAATGATGCTTAAAGAGTCTCCTACTACTATGCAAGAGGCTAAAGCTCATATGACTTCAGATCTTCAGTACGATCTGCACGCCATGAGTAAAAAGCAACTTGAAGAGTTAGGTAGAACTCGTGGTATCGAACTTGATAGACGAAAAAATAAAGAAGATTTAATCGAGGAGTTAAAAGAAGTACTTTAAATCTTAATATATAATTTTATGTTAAGGTTTAAAGAACTCAACGATAAAAATCTTTTTCTGTATGCAGCAAAACATTATAGAAATAATACGTTTGCTGATGTAGATGAATTTAATGAAGACTTAAAAAGATTTAAGTATATTAAAAGATTATTAAATCGTTATTTAGAAACTGATGAACTTCCTGAAAGACTCATATTAAATCATCTGATAGTAGTCTTTAACGTATTTGGAATTGAAGCTGCTCGAACTATATTAGAATTCAGGCTAGAAGATAAACATTGGCCAGTGATGAAGCCATTTTTATTATTTTTAAATTTTATTAAAAATGATGAATACACTGGAATTACGATGGACCCTGAAGTAGTTAATGTGTTAAGGAAAATTTAATGGGTATATTAAAAAGAGCGGCAGATATAGCATATACTTTTCGATTCATACGAATGCTCGTTATGGATTGGAAAGATTGGGATGCATACAAGCTCGGCATTATAGACGAGAATGGTAAAAGAGACAGGAATGTGAAACTTGACAGTGATGAAAAAAAGTCTGCTTATACTACTTTTATTCGCCTTGCCGCTAACGTCAAAAGGCTCGTTGCAAAAATTCCAGGGGGTGGATCTAGACTTGGATCTTTTGCGAGCGCGCTCTATCTCATTAAAGAAAAATACAACCTCGAAGAAAAAGACTTAAAGAACATCTGCGAAAAAATTGACGTAGAAATTTTAGACTTTTTAAACGAGAAGAACGAGTGGTTTGTGCTTAATGACAAACAGTTATCTCCTGGGATATATAAAGTACAAAATCCTAAATTATTAAATAAGTCTTGTTCAGAATTTGTTTGGCCAAAAGATCAAATAAGAGTAGACGAAGAATCTTATCCGATAGGAGACGTATTCGGAGTTGATGTCTACGAAGCAACTCATATAAATACTAATCAGAATGTTTATGTAACAGTTTCAGAGATATATAAATGAGAGTAGCAGGCAGACAAACAGGCGCTAAAGTAAAACCTTACACTCACATGGTTGTACAACCTAGTGCGCCAAAAACAAGATACATTTTTAGCATGCACAGTTCTGAAGCAAAAGCAAAAGCAGCTGCTAAAAAATATGAACCTTTAGTTGGTAATCCTTTAAAAGTTATAAAACAATCTGGTAAAAGTGTAAAAACAGATATGATGGAAGCTACAAAAAGAATAACAAGAAAGAAAGGACAACCTGCTGGTTCCGATAAACATAGTGACTTATATACAGATGAGAATCCAAAAGGTACGATTCATGGTTTGAAATTTGCAACTGTAGATGATGCAAAAGCGTCAGTATCTAAAATTAAGAACTCTGGTAAAAAACATGCTCACCAGATACAAGCAGCAATTGCAATGGAACAAAGAGCGAGAGTCATGGGTAAAACCGGACCTGCTGCAGTATACAGAGCTTTTATAAACAAAATGAAGAAGAAGACAAAAGCTATGCAAAAAGAAGATATACAAGAAAAAAAGAAAGGTCTATGGGCGAATATTAAAGCAAAGAGAGATCGTGGTGAACCTATGCGTAAGAAAGGCGAGAAAGGTGCACCTACAGATGACGCAATAAGATCAGCACAAGGCAAAACAGAAATGACTACCGCAGCTGATGCCGGCATTCCTCACGATACAAAGAACATGGGTCCAAGAATTAAAACAACTACAATGCACGACAAACGTAGAAAGAAAGATCAAATGCCTGTACTACTAAAGAGATTTAGAAAGTACATAGAAGATAATTATGGCTAGGTTATACATCTTTTTATTTGTGTTGGCGATATTAGGTGGCATCGGATATGGTGCGTACTTTATATATAATGATACTATGCAAAGAATGGCGACGTTAAGAGATAATAACGCAAAGCTTGAAGTCGCTATCAAGGCAAAAGATTCTACAATAAAAGCTCTTAAAGAAAATATGGAAAAACAAATTAAGTTAACTAAAGACTTAAATAATAAATTGTCTATTGCTGAAGAGAATAATAAAAAGATTTCAAACTTATTAGCTAAGACTGATATAGTTAAGAATAGTTTAGCTGACCCAGCTGGACAAGAAAAGAGAATTAATGAACAAGTTAACAAAATGTTTGGTGGTATCAACACTGCTACTAAGTAGCTGTAGTTGGAAACCTGAAAAAGAAGTTGTAACAGTTGAAAAAGTTATTACACCTACGATAGCTATTGCTCAAAAGCCTAAGCCAATCAAGATGTTGGATGCTAAGATTGTAGTAATAACTGAAAAAAATTTACAAGAAGTAATTAAAAAAGTGAAAGCTGGCCAAGGGCAATTTGTAATATATGGTTTAGATCCGCAATCATTTAAAAACTTAGCACTAAACTTTGAACAAATAAAGAGATACATAGAACAACAGAACGAAGTTATATTATATTATGAGAAGGCTGTGACACCGCCTAAAAAGGAAAAATAATGTTGGAATCAGTATTTGCGTCGTTGCTTGCATCGGCTATTTGGTATGGTATTAAGCCAGAAGATAAACATATAAAAGAGTTAAAAGAGCAGATTAATATAATACAAGAAAAAGTAATAGATACGAATGAAGGAATTACTTGGCTCGTAGAAGATAAAGAGGAGAAAAAATAATGGATTTTATTTTAAGTTTGGCTATGCAATTTTGGCCTATGACAATTTTTATCATACTGGTCATCATAGGATTAATTATCAATCTATTTGATAAGAAGATAGATAATAGAGTAAATTTTAAATATACAGAGTTTCCACATATGAAACCCATTCCTATTGCTACTAAAGGCAAAGGTTTCTGGGGAGCACTCATACTGTGGATGTTTGGCTCAAGACACTGGGAAGTAGTTAAAGACTTTAACTACTCAATGCACAACACAGCTTACATTATTCCTAAAGGATTTAAGTTTGATGGAGCAAGTGTACCAAAGTTCTTAGGTCAGTTCTTATCACCTGTTGGAGTCCTTTTGATAGGTGGACTTATTCATGACTATGGATATAAGTACGAAACATTATTATTAAAAAATAAAAAGACAATAGGTATTAAGACTCAGAAGTGGATGGATGAAACTTTTAGAGATATTAATATTGAAGTCAATGGATTTTATTTTTTAAACTATCTAGCTTATTGGGCATTAAGGTTAGGTGGATTTGTTGCTTGGAACAAGCATAGAAAAGTAAACGCAAAAATCTAGTTAAGGAGAAATATTATGGATATAGATTTTGAAAATGAAATGATAAAAGCTCTTAAGAAGCATGCAGAAGGTAAGATCGCTATGGCTAAAGCCACAGCACAGGTTTACATGAACAGGCCAGTTGGCATTGGTGAACACCCTCAAGTTATGGAAGAGCTTGAAAAACAAATAATGGAAATAGCCAAATACGACGATGTCTTAGAAATGTTGAAAAAATATTTTGATGGCGAGTGAAAAAGTCCTTTACAAAGATTAATTTTTAATATATAATAGTTATAACAATAAAAAATTAAACCAACATCAAGAGGAAAAGATGCAGCAAGAACTTGTTGACACTAGAGATTTTTTGTCTCAGACTAAGTTTTATGAAGGTTATTCGAGATTCAAAGACGATGAAAATAGATATGAAACTTGGGATGAGGCAGTAGATCGTGTAATAGATATGCACGATAAAAATTATATTAATTATAATAATGAGCTAACTACTTATTTAGAAGAAGCGCGTGAAGCATATAAAGAACAAAGAGTTCTTGGTGCTCAACGAGCTCTGCAGTTTGGTGGTGAGCAGTTAATGAAACATCAGATGAGAATGTACAATTGTACTTCTTCATACGTCAATAGACCAGAGTTTTTTGGCGAGGTGTTTTATATCTTATTATGTGGTGCAGGTGCAGGATTCTCTGTACAAAAGCATCATATCAAAAAATTACCAAAAATTCAAAATAGAACTAAACAGGCGAAAGGTTATATAGTTGAAGACTCAATTGAAGGTTGGGCTTCAGCTTTAGACGTGTTAATGTCTTCCTTCTTCGTTGGTGGAGGTAAATATCCAGAATACGAAGGAAGAAGAGTGTACTTCGATTTATCACAAATAAGACCAAAAGGTGCTTATATTTCCGGAGGATTTAAAGCACCGGG